GCTCAACGTAACGTCGGTTTTAATGTTAATGCTGTTACAACTCTGTCAGCAACATTACTAGATGAATATTTCTCGTCTATTATGACAGCGTTAGGCACATTCCACTTCGTTTCTAGTCTTATAACTTACTTTAATGATCCTAGAGCGAGAAATGAAGGTATGTTGGCTCTTAGGAAGGATATGCCTCCTATTGAGTTAGAATACCTTTACGAGTTGAAACGTACTCTTACGTCGTATCCTGTTCCACCGAATCTTCATGATATGTCTCTGTTCCTTTACAGTACATATAAGAGTTCGATGAATCCAGGATCTTCAATTCTTAAATTCATGCCGATTACGTTCGGTACAAGTACTTCAAGTGTATTTGAAGGATGGGATGGAAGTAATGTCAAAGCGGCTGTTGATTCGCTTATGTCACCTACTTGTCGTGCCACTGCGTCTGTATTAGGTAAGGTTTTCCCTGAGTGGGTCAACTTTGAAGTAAATGCTCCTTCAGGTGAGCCTCTTTATTCTCCAAATTTTAATACTATTTGGGCTAACGCTCCATACTTCGCTGCCGCAATTGGACCAAGAGTTACTTCTGAAAACGATCAGATCGTTTATGGTACTTATGCGGATGCTCTAGATGGTGCTGCCTATGCGCTAACAACAATATACAATACTAGTAGTGGCAAATGGTCACCAAGTATTGGATTACCTGTCTCTAGTTATGTAAGAGGTTCTGATCTTAGGAATAGATTCTCTTACTGGGATGATGGCTCTAACCAAGGCTTCCATGATAGTTCAGATTATGCTAGGTTAATGTATTCAAGAGGTGAAGTTAACACCTTTGTGGGTACTGCCTCACCCCATCAAATGCTTAAGTTCGGAATGGAATCAGTTGAAGGAGTTACACCTGCTTCAGTTAGAACCTCGGCTTACCAGACATTTGAGTGGTTATTTGAGTTCAAACAATCTAATAAACTAACTTCTGTTACTGACAAACAGAATACTCCTACCCTTGATAGTTATAGCGACAAGAAAAGGAAATCTCGTAGAAGAAAAGGAGGTTAATTAGATGATCAACGACACATCAAAACTGATTTCAGCATACTCAAGAATTAGCAAAATCCTTTCCTTCGACGACACTTGTAGATTATACGGTGTAAAGGGTGATGCTAAAGATAGACTATCCCAAAATCTGTTTAGGATAAGGACAGGTAGTGATGAGGTTCTTCGTTCTCCTTTTGCAAAAGATCGTAGCACTTCTGATATTCTAAAGGAGTTTGACTCGTTGTTTAACTCCTCCTTACAAATGATGAATGATCGTGACAACGCTTTAATAAATATTGAGAAATCTCAGAGGGAGAAGTTTGGTCCTAGATCAATTGCCTTACCCTGGGAACAATGGAAAGATAAATTTTACCACGGTTACGCTGAAGATGTAGATAGTGGTGGAATTAACACTTCTTCTATATTATCCATTGATATTCCTCGACCCGGAAGATTGAGGCCATTAAAACTCGATAAGTCTTCCAAACTTCTGAAAAGTAGTACAAACTCAGGTCTCCCTGACTTAACTAAGAAATCACTTGTTATTGATCGCTATATTAGGGATTTCTCCGATGAGTTAAAATTTGAATATCCAGCGGTGCTATTTACTAGAACACAAGAACAGCTGAAAGTCAGAGGTGTCTGGGGATATCCAATAATTGATGTCCTAGATGAATCTAGATACTTCACCCCTCTTGTCAACTATCAGAAGGGTCTTAGTTGGAGAAGTGCACTGAACGGACCAGAAGCAGTGTCTAAGAATGTTACAAGAATACTAACTGAAGGTTATTCAAGAGGTAACACTCAAATTTCTATAGACTTCAGCTCTTATGACACCACCATTCGTAAGAGTCTACAGAACCTAGGTTTCACCTATGTGAAAGCACTATTCCAGGACAATTTTAGTGACGAAATTGATAAGATAGCTGATAGATTTAATTCTATTGGTATTGTCACTCCTGATGGGTGTGTATTTGGAGAGCATGGTGTTCCAAGTGGTTCTATGTTTACCAATGACATCGATTCAATAGTCCAGAGATTGATAGCTATTTCGTCAAAATCTTGTCGGCCTGACCTTATGGATATTCAAGGTGACGACGGCATTTATTCTGTATCTCCAGATAAGGTAAATTCTTTGATAAATGCCTTTAAGAAGAGCGGTCTCTCAGTTAACGAATCAAAATCTTATCAGTCATTAACTTACTTCGTGTATTTGCAAAATCTATTTCACTTAGATTACATGAATGATGGCTTAATTGGTGGTATCTATCCTATTTATCGCGCACTAAATAGATTAGTTTATCAAGAAAGGTGGTCAAACTTTGAGGACTTCGGTCTCGATGGAAGAGATTATTACTCTATTCGTGCAATCAGCA